AGTTCCGTTATCCAGTCTGAAGGTTTCGTATACACCAGAAAGACCTACTTGAGTAAGGAATTTTCTAGCACGAGTTCTACCAAGTCTAGTTTTGAATAAGGCTTTCTGTCCTTGTCCAACCTGTCTAACCTCAGCAAAAATACCTACAGCATCAATAACTTTCTGAGGAACTACTTCATCAGCAGCCTCAATTATAATATCATAAATATCATATCTGTTCTTCATGAACTGATTTACAGAACCAGCTAAATCTCTCAATCCTTCAACAAGAGCATCATTAACGTTCTCTGTTGTATAGTTAGCCGGAGCACTATTCTTAGCCGCGTGAAGGGCTAATTCTTTCATTTCTTTAATAGTCATAATTCATTACCCTCCTTAATTACGCAGTCACTACTTGGAATTTAAGTCCAAATGTTCCATCAGGCATTGTAGTAGCTTCAACAACTTTTAAAACTGGACCATATTCTGGAGCAGTAGCACTAACAGCGATTGCACCTTCATCACTAACTCCACCATATAATGGTGTTGTTTTAATTGCTTTACAAGCTGTTTCAAAGTTTTCATCGGCTGTCTTAGCAGTATCACCAGAACCAGTAGCTGTCCATTCTGCATCATCATAACCAATACAGTTAGTCGTAAAGAGTTCACCAGCTGAAAGGAATCCAAGTCTTGGATAGAATGTTCCTCTCGGAAGTGAAAAATCTTTCAGAGCATTAGCTCTTTCATCATACATATGCTCAGTTGTATAGTTAAGAGCAACAGGCATAGTTCCAACATTAGCTTCGGTAGCAAATTTAATTTTTCTATTAATTCTATCAACCGCAAGAATCATACCATTTTCTGCTGGAACATCAGCAAAATCAGTATCATCGAGAGCGCATTGTGCCTCAACTCTACCATCTCTACGGAAGGCTACCTGATTTAATTCTAATTGACCAAAACCGTCAATTGTAAATCTTTTAAAGGCCATAATAAATCCTCCATTTATTATTTCTTCTTATTTTTTTGTCTCTCTAAAATAGCTTCAATCCCAGTCAGAGCATGCTCATCCTTCGGAATAAAACCATTATCATTGGTAAAGATAGTCGACTTAGATTGAACAAGAACAAAAGCAAGTTCCTTATCTAACTGTTCTTTAGTAAAGGAGTCGATGTTATCTCTAAAATCTTTAATCTGTTCATCTTCAAGAAGAGTCACATATTTGTCGATAACAGCTTCTTTTTCTTTTAATTCTGCGGCATGCTTAAATTCACTTAAGCTATCTCTTTCAGAACTAATAGTTTCAATCTCTGCTAAAGCAGTAGTATAATTACTATTTGCTTCTTCAAGTTCACCCTCAAGTTTTTCTTTGTCCTGTTGTAAAGTGGTAATTGTAGAATTGTTCTCTTCAATTTTGGTGTTAAAATTTTCTACCTCAGTTTGAAGATTTGTCACTACTTCATCCAGTTTCTCATAAGTACCATTATTCATAGCATGAAGAATGTCCAGTGCATGTTTTTCTTCTTCATTTACATCTACAATATAACAATTTTCTACTTTATCAATACTAAGAGAATCTGTTTCATCATTTTTAGTATAATATGCTCTTTCATATCCATTAGTTTCAAATTTAAAAACAACTGCATATGAATCATACACGTCGCAAACGGCATAATCCATTACGTAACCATTTTCTTCATTGAATCTTGGATTTAACAGAGTCCAAATCATATTGTATTTCTGATTATCAGAAAGTTTAAAATTCATATGTTTTTCTCCTCCCAAGTCTTGCTTTTGAAATATATTTGTATCTTCTAAATCATTCATTAAAGCTTTTACAGAGTCTACTAATGTATAAAATGATGCGCCTTCAAAACATGGCTCATAGTCTTCACCTAATGCTTGAAGACCTAGAAATCGTCCCTCTGTAAAAACGAAATATTTTTTTCCATCAATGAATTGCCACTCTCCTTCAATAGAATCAACATATAATTCCATTGATTGAGATTTTCCAATTATATCAAAAGCTTCTTGTTTGTAAAGTCCAGTAAAAAGAAGCACGTCAGCACATGCATAAGTTCTTTCTACACCATCTATATCAAGATGCTTTTCCCAGGCAAAATTCGGATTTTCTGGAACGATACCATAAATACGCCCTTCATATCTTTCTCTTCCGTGGTCTGTAAAGTCATCTTTCATAGTATCATATATTCCTTTAGCAGGAACATAAGGTAAGGTTGCTACCAATTTTTCAGCAAACTCATCCGTAATATATGTGCCATTACGATTGCCATATTTATAAAAAATTCGGCACCTTACCTTTGATAAGACCTCATTATAATTAGTAACATCACCGTAAATAGAAAGAGAAAAAGTTGTTAAATTGTCCTTTTCCTTACCCATTAATTAGAACCTCCACGATCTAATGATTCCTCATTAGCAATTGTTTTTGCACTTTTATCCTGTGCATTTTTTTCAGGACGTCCTACGTTTCCTGTTTCTGTAAAAGCGGTACTTAAAGGCATAAGCTTCTCTTTCAAGTTTAAAACATCATTTTCTAAATCTTTTATACTACTCAGTTCTCGCTGAGAAATATCCATCGCTAACGCAGGCAACAAAAAACTATAGCCAGAATTGGCCAATTTTAAACTTGTTTCTACATAATCTTTTTGGTTATAGTGAGATATTGGTAATATTTTATAAGTGAAAGTAACATTGGAATTACCATATCGTTTATTTATAATAGAAGTAATAAATCCTTCAAGTTTCTGCGCCAGTATCATCATTAATGCCATATCATTTGTGATAGAAGTGCTTAATGATAAGTTTGAATCAGTACCAAATAACTGACTACTAGAACCAGATTCGGCATAGATATTAGATAACGCTTTATCAACAGAGTTGAGCGCGTTATCATTAGAAGTTTTAGAAACAATTGCATCTACATCGGCATAAGTTGTTAATACACTTAAATTTTCATTTTTCTTAAGCATGTCTACAGCGCCGCGGTGCATTTCTAAGGCTTCTTCTGGTTCAAACAATAAACCACCATCTTGTAGATGTGGTATTCTTTGAATAAGAATCTTTCTAATTTCTTCTAAATCTCGTTCTTTGTTTATATCTTTAGCATCTTCATATTCTAATTCAGCAGTAATGATATTTAAGAATATAGGTCTGTCATCAATTATTGACATACAAATTCCCACTTCAGGAGAAATATAACACCATGGGTCATTAACCTTTCTATTTTTATAACGTCTATACCAATTAACTACTTCTTTCGGATATGTCGCTAAAGCTCTTTTTCTATATTCTCCATCAGTTATGGTGTCAAAATAAGTAACATTAAATTCAACTATGTCATTACCTTCTTTATCCTTAAAGCGTGAACGACAATAAAAAATAGGTAAATCCAATATAGAAATTGATTTATCTGTTACTTCTTGAATCACCCCATAATAGCAGCCATCGCGCAATGCGCGGATTGCTATATGAGTAAATAGTCTAGGTAACCTTGCATTATCTATAAAAGTAATTGCATTATTATACTTTTTTGTAATATATTGTTCGGAGAGATTTTTACCAAAACTGGAATTAGGAATTAATAAACCAACATATTTCAACAAAGTAGCATAATGCAATAATAATCTTTGATAAAAGCCACCTCTATTAAAGTAATTACGAGAAAGAGCAATTTGAGCCTCAACGGAACCAGAATCAATAATTTCCTCTATTTCTTTTAAGGTATAATTTCTAACTCTTTCATACCTACGTTTTCCCCAACGTGTCAAATTATAGGATGATTCATTTTTAGCAACCATATCATTAAAGGCTTTTGTAAAGGTCGCTAACATATTTTTTTGTTCATCCATTATCTTCCTCCTGAGAAAAATACTAACTGTCGACCAAAGCGAGTGCGGCGATGGCTTGTCTTATAGTACTCTTCTTCAAGTTCTTTAATTCTCCAAAGTCCATAAGAGAAGCTGGAATACTTATCTTTTGGAAATCGAGAATTAATTCGTTCAAGAACTATATCCAAGCTTGTTCCCGTTCGTTTTAATCGAAGATTAGCCATTTCTTCAAATAACTTCGTTGTCATTTCATGTGGCATTAAACGAACCACACGTTGTTCTACGGTCATTTTTTGACCTGTTTTAGTTGCAAGCAAAGCACTTTTAGCTTCTTGCTCTTTTATTAAAAAGCGAACTAAGCCGCTTGTTAATCGTGAATAACAATTACCGTGAATTTTTGAGTTAAGAGAAGTATTAGCTTTAATACCATAAAGAATTTTAGGCGCATCTTTAGGCTGAATTATCTTATAATTATCATCATTAATAAAGCCATAAGCAGGAAGTAAATTTCCCATTTCATCATAGTGAGGTTTAATCATTTCATCTGCTAAACCAACACCAAGTCCGTTCGTATCAATTACGACCTCGCGCGGATTGAATTGGGCGATGATTTTTTTCAAGTCAACCGCCTGAACGGTAAAAGGTTTGGTTTGTGGTGTTCTACCTAAAACAATTAAGTTTACTAAGGTTGAATAAAATTTCCCTTTCACTATATTAACTCTAAAAACACTTACAGCGGTTTGGTCAGAAATTCTACCTACGTCCACTGATATTAAGTAAAATTGTTCTGAATCAGGTCTATTAATTGCGTGCGTTTCTGGATTCTTTATTTTTCTATAACGTGATAATTTCTCATAAGAAAACCACGCATCTTCACTTGAACCTTGCCAAAGACTTAAATATTCTGTAGCAAAAGACTCGGCATTATAAGACGGACTCATCTTAAGTTTGTTTATATATTGCTTATCAATTAATCCGTGCATTGCGGGCAGGCGCCAATCACATCCAAACATAAAGGCATGCTGCGGGTCAATAATTGCATTTTCAAAAGTATCAATTAAACGCTCGTAAGCGAAGGAGGTTTTACTACCCGCACTAGTAGCCGCAATAATTTGTTGGTTGGGTTCTTTTTCATTGACGGTGTTATTCGGAAGTCTACGAGATACATTGACAAGCGGAATAACTACAGAGTTAATCATCTCTTCATCGCCATCACGTATCTCATCAATCATACCACCGTGGCGGCGCCCTCCACGAGCAGCATCGCCAGCAAGCACGACGTCAAATACAGAACCATTTCGAAATTTCAAAGTAACATAGTCTTTACCAAAGTTACCCGGATAGTCATTTAGTTCCCAGCCAATAATTTCTTTTTTAAGAAGTGGCCAATGGTCATAAATTTCATAAATCTTTTCTTTTGTGATTTGTGCTGCCTGTTGCTTTGTGTTAGCAGTCATAAACACCTTGCGGCCAGGGATAAAGACACATTGTAAAAACAAACCAAGAATGATAATGAAAGATTTAGAATACGCTCTGGGCGCGGTAAGAAAAACATCTTTAAATCTCATTACCACTCTTAAAGTCAATCTCTGATAAAAGAATAAAGAAAATTCAGAATCAGCAGGTTTAATAATATCTAAATAAATATCTGGATAGGCAGAGAAAAAATTAACCCACCTACATAATCCTTCATAATGCCTATCCAAATATTCATTGGTAATGGCTGCGCCCTTCTCAAGTTCTATGCCGTCGCGCTCTGCGCGTTCGATGAAGTCACTAGGGGTTAGCTGTTGACGCTTTGATAGAATAACTTTTTTTCTTTTTTCCTGCATTACCCATCCCCCAAGTCGGCTTCAAACTCATCATCTTTAAAGAGTTGTTCAAAACCTTCATTTTCATAGTTATCAAAATCGGTATCTTTGGTATTAAGATCATAATACGATTCTAGCTCGGCCGCAGTCTTCAAAGCCTGAATACGTTGGGTTATCTCATCACCAATACCAGACTCATTCGTATATAATCGTTGATTCCAAGATTGAATATTCTTAATTGTTTCGTCAACTACGTCTCTCGTTTCCCCATCATAAAATCTATTATTAAATCCTTTCTTTTCCAACCAGCGGCAAAGTTCACCCATTGATTCAAAGTCACTTGCATTTTTTACGTTCTTCGGAGTAAACTCACCTGTTTTAACCAGCTTATCATACGAAGCAAGTAACTTATCGAAGTCGGCGCCTTCTCTAATTCTACAGTCAATTTCATAAGAAATCTTACAAATTTTAAGTGCTTGGTCTCCTTGAAGT